TTTGTTATTTTTATTTTGGTAGGGAAACAGTTTTCCTTACCAAATTCCGATGATCGATTGATTTGTTTGATTATTTATCACTTGCCTGAAACGCGAATGCTTTATATGATTACGGAAATTAGGTAAAATTTCCTAAACCTGAAAGCATTACCACTCCTCATGCCGGAAAAAGACGACAAAATAAAAACCTCTGCCGTCAAAATTACGCCCGTCGGGACTTCCGGAATTGATATTTCAGGCGGTCAGTATTACGAAGAGTACCTAGACGCGCTTCTGCATGATTCCGCCCCGGAAATCTGGGACGAAATGCGGCGTTCTGACGATCAGGTCAAAATGCTGCTGCGAGTCGTCAAAAACCCTATTCTATCCGCCCGTTGGTTTATTGCTCCCGCTGATGATTCCGACGATTCTCGAAAAATAGCCGATTTTGTCCAGCATGTTCTCTTTGAGGACATGGGAACTGAAACGCACCCGAAGAGCTGGAAAAAATTTCAGCGAGAATCCCTCACCTCCGTGGACTTCGGATATTCCCTGTTTGAGATAACCAACAAAATAGTCAAAAATCATCCTGAATTCGGCAATTACATAGGCATTAAGGGTCTCGATTGGCGTTCACAAAAAACTATTGACGAGTGGGATGTGGCCAGGGATGGCGAGCTACTAAGGGTCCGCCAGTCCGACAATTCTCAAAGAGCGTCGGATGTCTGGATGGACGGCGCGTGGATTCTGCATATCTCCCCGGAAATGGAAGGCGACAACTACGAGGGGATGTCGATGCTTCGGCCGATTTACGGGAATTGGCTACGCAAGAATATACTGGAAAAAATCGATATGATTGGTTCCGAGCGAGCCGCCACCGGAATACCTATCGGCGAAATCCCTAGGGGCATGGAGAACAGCACGGAACAAGCCGCGCTTGAGGACTCGTTATCGCGCTTCGTCGCTCATGAACGCCAATATTTAGTTGTGCCGGAAGGTTTCAAAGTCGATTCTTTAAAAATCATGCATGACTCGGATAAAATCGACAAAGCCATTCAGCGACAAAATGTCGGGATGGCCAAGAGTTTTCTGGCGGCTTTCCTTGAGTTAGGACTTTCCGGTAAATCCGGATCATGGGCGTTAGGTTCCGATCTGTCTGATATTTTCCTTTCAGGGATAGAGATTTACGCGGACGCGACTACGGACAGCACTAATAAAAAAGTCATTCCTTTAATCGTTAAGCAGAATTTTGGACCCCAAATAAAATACCCGAAACTCAAAATTGAGGGCATTAACGACAAGGCTGGCAAGGAATTTGCGGAAATCATAGCGATGCTAGGTGATAAGGGCATGATCCAGGTGACGGACGCGCTAAAGGAAACTATTCACAAACGCTACAACCTCCCCGACTTCGACCCGGATTTCATAGAGCCTGAAAAAACAGAAGACAAGAGCGACGGCGTCGCGCCTTCTCCCGGCAAACCCACCGGCGCCAAGCTCTCGGAAATACAGCGAAGACTAGACGAGTTATATAAATTCTGCGAGGAGCCGGTAGGCAGAGAAATCATATATAGTTTAGCGGAACCGTCAGTCGGTAAAAATATTGAGGCTGTTGGGAAACAGATGTCCGCGATTATGGCCGATAACATGCGAATGCGAGGCGAAAAACTGGTTTCGCAGATGATGAATATTTGGGGAAACGCTCCGAAATCTCAGCGTATGAAGAAAGTTAACGGACTTCAAGTCCCCGGAAAGTCGGACTACAAAAAAATCATATCCGGCCAGCTGGCGGATGTTTACGTCCGTTCCACTGACGGCGTCAAAAAGGAGCTGGAATCAGGAGGCTTGCGGCTGGCCGAAAAAGAAGAAATTCGAAATCTTCCAGCGGAGTCAAAAGCCGCTGGCGCGTCTCAGGCCGATTTAATCACAGAAAGCCAAGACGCCGATCTGAGAAAAAATCTGTTTTTTAGCTTCACAAGCAAGGCCGACGTCTTGCCGACTGAAGCGCAGATGGAGGCGAATCTGCTGAAAGTCGTCGACCAATACGTGACCGGCCCCAGCATCCGAACCGGCGGCCCAAATGCCGTAGCCAATGCGGTTAACCTGGCCAGGAACGCGATCTTTCAGCAAAAGGAAGTATTCGACAAAATAGAATCGTTCATCTTTCAGAATCCCAGTCCGGAAGCCCTAATTTGCATAGAGCTGTCTGGCAGAGTTTTTACAAAAGAAGAGTACGTTGTTTCCGACAAGCTGCCGCCGCTGCATCATCATTGCAATAGCTGGGTAGTCGCTCAGATTTCCGGCAGGTCCGGGAACAAACAGGTAAGTCCGGCCGGATTGAGTATTCAGGGGACCGACTCGCAGATTGAGAAAATTGAAAAGAGCATAACTTTATGATACCTATTACATTGATTTCATGTTTAAAAATCGCGGTTCTTGTCGCATCTCTAACAATTGTCGTGAAATTGACATCGTCTATGTATGACGCCGTGAAAAATCTGATTCTTAAAAAATAATGTCTGGGGTTTAAGTGCCAAAAATATTACTCGATAGCAAAAATAAATCCAATCGAGTTGAGATAGTCAGGGTTGGAAAATTTGAAAGGCGATTTGAGGAAGATTTAGAAATCACTCTCTTTGACCTTGAGAAGATGAAGCAGAATTTTGAATCTAACGCCCGCAGGTTGGAGCTTAACGGACAGCCCGCGCTCCCTTTTAATTTTTCCCACGATCAATGGGGCGAGGCGGCCGGATGGATTACGTCCCTGGAAATAGACAAGGATTCGCAAAGTTTTGACGCTTTGTTCGCCTCGGTCGACTGGACGTCGAAAGGCTCCCAAAAAATCAGAGACAATGAGTTTAAATTCGTATCTTCAGAGTTTACTCATAATTTTAAAGACCCTGAAACAGGTAAAATTTACGATATTATATTAGGGGGTGCGGCGTTGACGAATGTCCCCTTTATTCGAGATATGGAAGCCGTCAATCTCTTGAGTGAAAAAGGGAACGGTCAAAGAACCTCCGTGTCTCTTTCACTGTCTGGCGACAAACCGGACGTTAATTTAAAAATAGGTGCTAACATGCCCAAAGAATTTGCGAAGAAGTTTAAGAAATTGTCGCCGGAGGATCAAAAAGAATTTCTGGCGGAATGCAAACTAAAAACCGGGGATGACAAGAAGCTCTCCGAAGCCCTGACGAAAGCGCAGGGAGACCTGAAGCTTTCCCAAAAAGAAGTCGAAACTCTAAAAGCCGATATGTCAGGCTCCGATGAAGTGTCCGACAAACTGAAGCTGGCCGAGGGAAAAATCGAGGACCAAGGCAAGAAAATTACTTCCCTGATCAAGGACATGGCCAAGAAAGAGAAAACCGCTGAGTTCGACCAGATGCTTTCCGCAGCGAAAGTTTGCGAGGCTCAGCGCGAATCCTTTATGTCTACGATATGGCCGAATTCGTCAAAAACGCGCAAGCCGTCAAATTGGACGAATCCGGAAGCGGATCAAGAGGCGACGAACTGACCGACGCCGAGGATCGACTTGAAAAAATGGTCCAGGAAAAATTGAAATTGAGCGAGGGCGCCGACTACGGGGAGACCGTGTCGCAGGTGCTTTCCGAAAATCCGAAACTTAGCCGCGAACTGGGCTATTAAGGAGAAAAAATCATGGCAAGTTATCAAAAACCGCGCTTTAATTGGGCTATTAAGGAGAAAAAATCATGGCAAGTTATCAAAAACCGCGCTTTAATAGGTCGCTTTTAGCGGCTATTGACCTGAGCGCGAGTCAATTTCTGTATGTATCCGACAACGGCTCGGAGTTGGCCAATATCGCGGGCGGCATTAATGGCGCCGTCGGACTCGGGTTTCTTATGAATAAACCGGAGGCTGGCGAAGAATGCGAAATAGCGACAATCGGCGGCGGGGCTAAGGGTGTCGCCGTTGAAACCATTTCCGCCGCGTTGACCGAATTGAAAGCCGACGCTGCGGGCAAAATGGCCGTTGCCTTGCCGGGCGATAAAGTTTCCGCTATCGCGCTGCAAACAGCCGCAGCGAGTGACGTTTTCGAGTTGATGCCGGTTCAGTATTTCAAATCGGCCGGCGGAATATCGATACTAGCCGCAGTCGACCTGACCTCTAGTCAGGGACTCTACGTCGGCGACAACGGTTCAGGCAAACTGAATGTAGTTGGCGGCATAAACGGCGCGGTCGGCTATGGCTTTCTGGCAAATGCGCCCGATGCCGATGAATCCGCGATTGTGCAGGGACTGGGAAATAAAACGGCTTTGGGAATCGCCGGAGCTACGATCACCGGAGCCAAAATCGGGTTAAAATCAAACGCTCTCGGCAAACTCGAAACCGCGTTGCCTGGCGACATTGTTGTGGCTATCTCGACGGCGTCCGCCTCGCTTGACGACAGCATGAGCGTTATTCCGACGCTGTATCAAAAAAACTCAGTGCCGATCGTTTTTGACGCTGCGGCCGATTTGACGCTGAAACAATATTTTTATGTGGGCGATAGCTCCGGAGATGTTGACGTCATAGGCGGGTTACGCGGCGCGGTTGGGTACGGATTTTTGATGAACGTGCCCGATATCACCGAAGAGGCCGTGATAAACGGACCTGGAATGCCTTTTGCCAAAGGTATTTCAGGCGCTGCTTTCGCGATTGCCGCCGAACTGAAAGCCAATGCTCTCGGAAAACTCGAAACTGCCTTGGTTGGAGATGTCGTGGTCGCAATCGCCCTTGAACTTGCGAGCGCGGCTGATGAGACAATCAACGTCGTTCCGGTACAGTACATCAAGCCGGCGGACCATATTACTTTCGCCGCCGCCGAAGATCTGCGAACTGGTCAGTATCTGTACGTCGGAGAGAACACGGGGCTTAAAAAGGTTGGCGGCGCCACAGGCGCGATAGGTTACGGATTTCTTCAAAACGCGCCAAACACGGCTGAGGACGCGATTATAAACGGTCCCGGCTTTCCGACTTCAAAAGCTAAGTCCGGCGCGGCTACGACGCTTATGACGGAGTTAATGTCAGACGCTACCGGGCGATTAATCGACACCACGGCGGCGGGTGATATCGTCTGCGCCTTGGGCCTTGAGTCTACGTCGGGCGCGGGCGAAACATTCACAGTGATTCCGGTTTTGTACCGCAAACACGCATAACAGGAGCTAACGAGTATCAGCCGCATGCAAAAGGCGGAAGGGATGATTTCTGACCAGGTTTTAACCAAAATCACATCGCGCCAGGACAGCGGGCTGATTGGCAAATACGGAAAAGAGCATCTCAGGATTGAGCATGACATTGTTGCGGGCGATCAGCCGTACCCGCGCGTTACTGTTATGACGAAAAGC